CATTACGGAGGGTGTCGAAGAAACGCGCAAGCATTCAAGGGGCGCGACGCAAACTCGTGCGCGAACAGTTAGCCCTCCGGCCTCAGTGCGAAGCTGGTGAACCAATCCACCTGTATTACGTTGATCATTTTGGTCGAGAGTTCGCTCGGGAGAAACTGAAAACCGATCGCTGTCATGGAAGGGCTACGGATATCCATGAGCCGTTGATGCGGTCGCGTGGGGGTTCGATTCTTGATGTTGAGAACACGATTTCGGTGTGTCGGCGGTGTCATGATTGGATTCATGGGAATCCGGTGGCGGCGACTGACATGGGTTTGCTGAGAAATTCCTGGGAATGAGTTGCAAGGGGTAGCCCTGCCTGTATAATGGAGGTATGGCAGCAATCAGCAACCCAAATAGGAGGCCCCAAATGGGACCACTAGAAACAGCGGCTATGCCGAGCCGATTCGATTTCAACAGCGGACCAGGCTACCGGCACGCTTGCGAAGCAGACCACAGTGACCGTGACGGTTCGGTTCTTGCTCATTTATGGAAGATCCCAAACAGCTTCTACAACGACCACGTCGCTCGGGATCTCCCAGGCGGAGTTGTCGAACGATCAAACAAACGCTACTCATGGGTTTGGTTGAGCGAAGCCGACAGGCTCGAACTAATCAGCGACGCCGATTACTACGCTGACTCTGCGGCGGAAATCAAATCCGATGGCGGTCCTGATCACGGACCAACGACATACTCGCTGGTGAAAGCAATCGCTTGGCCTCAGAGTTCCACATGGGATTCTGACACCAAGTATTACAGCATCGGGTACGGATCATGGCGGAACCGGAAAACTGTCGATGTCACTACGGAATGGGCAGCGCTGAAGCGTGCTAAGCAAACGGCAAAGAAGTTGCAAGCAAGCTAGCCACTTGCTGCGAAAGGCTACCCCCACACTGGGGAAGTAGGGAGGTTCGATTCCTCTCCGCAGCGCGACAGCAACAAACAACAAAGGAGAAGCTGTTATGAAGGTAAATGAAGAACTCGTCGGACGAGTGTCCGTCGATTCAGGTCAGGTCATGATCGCTGATCCTTGCTACATCATGGACGGCGAATACGACGAGGCCTCAGAACACGATCCCAGCGATCAGAAGGTGGCCTCCTACGGCCACGCCTGTGCGGTGACGCTTTCTGCCGAACAGGTCGGCGAGTTCGCTATCAAGGGCTACGCCACAGCCGTTGCCTCCAGTTCTGGCTACGGCGACGGGAACTACCCTGTCTACGCCATCAAGGACGAGAACGGACGCGTGGTCGAACTAACCATCTACTTCGGCGAAGACCCCTACGCCGGGGAGCAGTCATGAGCGACTTCATTATGGTTCCCGAATCGGAACTGATCTCTGTCCCTGACGATTGGGCAGGCTGGTCCGACGATCTTGGTGCGTGTTTCGTGTGCGGACGCAAGGTCGGCAAGAAACCCGCAGCATGGGTTCACATCGTCGCTGACAACATGATCCTTCCCGCCAAGTACGACGATGGAACCTCGAACTGGGATGGCGGTAACGAGCACGAGGACGGCGACTGGGATATGGGTTGCTGGCCGGTTGGTCCTGAGTGCGCCAAGAAGGCACGGGCAGAAGGGCTAGTGAAATGATTCCGTTGGAGTTGTTTCTCCTGGTCGGCTTGATGCTGGTCGCCGCGATCATGGATCGGCGTGACCGAGCGTACGCAAGCAGTTGGCAGTTGATCTTGGATCGCCTGCACCACGGCACAACAATCAAACCCTACGACTGGGAACTGGAGAACTGATGCGCGGGTTCGTACCTATAGAAATTCACGAACGCCTAGAGGACATGCGGAAGCGTCGTGAACAAGAAATAGCTAGATCGAAAAACGAAACAGAGTACTGGAATCGTCTTCAAATCAAAGCATGGGAACTGGAGAACTGATGACATTCGTTGAACACCACGAACCAGGCAACTCGACTAGGTACACGGTCACAGCTTCACCGATACCGGAGAAAGGATTTCGGGGCGCGGGCAACGCCGCCGACTATTGGATCGTGACGATCTGGTCGGCGCAACCAGCGACCTATGTGCTGGACAGCCGCAGCGAAATCCATGACCACTACTTCGGGCTGAAGTTTGATCCGGCGGCGAATTTGACGCTGGTTGATTGCAAAGAGTACATCGTTGCGGTCGGGAAGCTGATGGCACAGGTCAGGGACTATTTGAAAGGGGAGGCGTTCTGATGGATGACCGAACGGATGAGGAAATCATTGACGAGGTGATTAGTAAAACCATCGAGTTTGTTTGTCACACGTTGGGTAGTTCGTTGGGGTTACCGAAAAACGCGACGATGTTTGATCTCCTGCAAGGGGACCGAGATGAGTAGCCAAACGAATCTGTGGGGCTTCAACCCTGACCAGGTTGGCGGCAAGGTCGGCAACGATCATCCTGAAACGAGTCAGCGCGCTTCGATGCGCGTCAAGTCGGGTACTCAGAAGGCGCAAGCGATTAAGGCGTTGAGCGAAAGTGATCCTGGTGGTATGACGGCGTTCGATTTGAGCACTGTGATCTTTAATGGTGCTGGGCGGGAGATTTCGCCGAACCAGGCTGCGACTCGTTTGGGTGAGTTGCGTGATCAGGGTTTGGCGGGGTATTTGTTTGATCAGGTGGGGCGGCCTGTGGAGCGTGAAACGACTCCGGGTAACACGGGGATCGTTCATGTGTTGACGCGCTTCGGTCGTGAGGTTGCGATGGGTTTGAGGTGGTCTTAAAGAAATCCTTGGGATTGGTTGTGCAAGGGGTTCCCCTGTGTCTATAATGGGGGGCATGCAGCTAACCACCAACACCAAAACACAAAGACGAGTTGCTCGGATGATTGACATGGGAAACCAGTCACCAACGATGCACGTGGACTATTACGAGAACGCCACCATTGGGTGCGAAATCATTACCTTCTGGAACTATCAACTCCGCTCCCGTGAAAACAACGGAACCGCGGCCGGCGTTCTGGAGATCTCGCTTGAACACGGCAAGATTGAGAGAGTGACTTACTTCGACAGCGAAAGCGAATACTACGCTGCTGATGGTTGGGGCAAACACAACATGAGCTTGACGAAAGCTGAATCACTAGTCCGCAGATGGGTAGTCATGGCGTGCAGTCGTCAACGCAGGCTCGAAGAAGAAGCGGAGGTTGTGTGATCTGGGATTTAGAGCTTCACGGTCAACGGCCTTGGACTAGTAACGCTGAACGCAAGTGGCATCACATGGAACGAGCCGCGAAGGTTCGCGACATGCGCGACTCGTTTGGTTGGTTGGCGAAAGCCGAGCAGGTTCCAGCGTTGAACGCAATCAAGGTGTATGCGACTCCGCTCGCTAAGGATCGACGTTGGAAACAAGACGTTGGTGCTTGCTTCCCCGCGGTGAAAGCCGCTGTTGATGGCCTGGTGGATGCCGGTGTGTTACCGGACGACAATCCGCAGTTCGTGAGAGCGTTAACGTTTTTTCCGGCGGAGATCGGTGACGTGGACGGTTTACGAATCGTCATTGAGGAGGTCGATACTTTTGTCGCTAACTGAACCGCTGTATCAGGTTGACGTTGAACGCCGTTTGGATCTGTTGAACGAACAACTCAACGAAGAAGTTGAGCGTTTCGTTGTGCTCTGTGTCGAGCGCGCCGAAGCTGAAGCCGAATACAAACGCCGCTATCATCGGGCGATCTTGCAAGCGACCGAAGGAACGGTCGCACAAAAAGAGGCAGTCGCTTTCGGGCGCTGCGCTGACATGTTCCGTGAATGGAAAATCACGGAAGCGTTAGAACGAGCAACACAACAGAAGTTGATTGCGTTGCGAACACAAATCGAATCAGCACGAACGATCTCAGCGAACGTACGTGCCTCAGGAGGATGACAATGACAGAAGAAGCTGAAGCCCTGATGGGTGAAGTGAAAAGACAAACCAACGAAATCAACGAGTGCCGTGAACGTGTCGCGACGCTTGGTATTCAACGCCGCGATTTGTTTGCTGCGTTGCGTGCTGAGGGTGTGACATACAGCCAACTTGCTGAGGTCACTGGTTTGCACCATATGACTATTCAGCAGGACATGGCGCGGTACCGCGACGAAAATCCGAAAGAAATGTGGGAGGCGTTCACCAAGGCGACAGCGAAGTCGGCTACTACTGGGGAACCATGCGACACGGACTTGCACGATTCAAACGGGGATGCCGTTGCGGTGTCTGTTTAGCTGGGATGTTGGAAAGGATGCAGGAGAACCGTTTGATTGACAGCGATGTGGAGTGCTGGACAAAAAAGGAGATTGAACACGTTCGCGGTGGTTGCTAGATCTACTCTGAGAGCCTCATGTCTGCTTCTCGGTTTACGGCGTATCGGTTTAGTGATTGGCGTCCGTACCCAAAGTTGCCGGTAGAGGTGGAGGATCGGGCGCTTTGTCAGAAAGCTCCTATTGCATGGTTTTTTCCGGGGAAGGGTTCACCGGCGATAGGAAAAAAGTTGTGTGTGCAGTGTGAGGTGAGGCAGGAATGTTTGGATTTCGCTATCGACAATGCGGTCCATTTTGGTTTGTGGGGAGGGATGACGGAACGTGAGCGACATAGTGAGCGGCAGCGAAGAAAGCTTGGTGGACTTCGTGACGTGGTTGGAGCAGGGAGTGAGCCTGGGGTTTTGCACTCCGATGTATTGCGAGAACCATGACGGGTTCCACGCGTCGGATTGGGAGGTTGTGGGGTCTATGCCTGACAATGATTATTGTTGGCCTGTGGTGCGGTTGAAGGGTGACTGAAGAAATCTGAATAAATCCCCTGAATAATCGTGCAAGGGTGACCCCTATGTGTATAATGGGTGCATGGCAACAACCACCTACACCGCAACCAAAGCCACCAACGGCTTCTACATCCGCAACAACACCATCTACATCATGCAGACAAGCGGCTGGATGGCCGCTGACGCAGAAGGCAACGCTCTCTCCTTTCGCAACGAAGGACCTAGCTGCTGGAGCCGCAAGTCAACCGCACACGAAATCGCCACCACAGTTGTCGGTACCCCAAACACCATCAAGGTATACAACACACCAGAGGAGGCTAAAGCTGCACTCTAGAAACCACGGTTACAGGTTGGCCGCAAATCAACCTCTAGGGATGTTGCCCACGGGGGCAATCTGGATTCCAAACCCAGACCCAGAAGGTTCAACTCCTTCACATCCTGCGACAGCAACCAAAACCAAACAAGGAGACAAACTCGTCGCAGAAGACGGAACAACAATCAACGCACCAGACATCTCACGCTACGAAAACAAACGCGCCGCATTCAAACGCAACATCGAAGCCATACACGGAGTCAAGGTAGGCCGATAACAACAACAACAAACCCAACACACCAACGACCGGCCCCCCAACACGGGGGGTCGAATCGCGTCTGCGTTGATGTGAGATGTTTGGCGTTTCGTTGTTGGGTGTTGTGGGATCTGTTGTTGTGGTGCGCTATTGTCGAGCGTAATGGTTGGCGCGCTAATCATAAGGAGCGTTTGAGATGCCACAGCCACCGGTACCGGAGTGGAAGATCGAGGAGATCGAGAAGTGGTACGCGGATGGCGATGATTTGCGGACGTTGGCTGGTGTTGCGGATGCGTTGGCGTTGAGTCGTGAGACGGTGCGGAAGTATCGGGACAAGGCGCGTGAACGTAAGATCGAGGAGCGGTTTGGGAATCCGGCGGCGTTTCAGCAGGCGTGCTTGGATGATTTAGAGGATCTGATGTATGTGGCGGCGTCTGCTGCTGCGAAGTGCAGTGAGGAAGACGACACGCGTGGTCAGGCGATGTTTATGGCGGAGCGCCGTCAGAGTGTTTTGGCTGCGGCGAAGGTTGCTGGTTTGGATCGGGTTGGTGTGCAGATCTCTGGGCCTGATGGTGGTGCTGTGCATGTGAGTTTGGGGTCGAGCATGTTGGAGGTGTTGGTTGATGTGGCGAACGAGTTCAAGCAGGAGCTTCCAGCGAATCTTGAAGCGATTGAAGCTGACGTTGTAGATCAGGCTCAAACAAATGGGCAGGCGAACGGCCATGCCTCCTCCTGATCAGTCACTCCAAACCTTCCTTGGTGCTAACTGGTCGCAGGAGGCTCGCTTAGAGGTCGAGAAGCGTTTGCGTGACAAGTTGGGCGAGAACTATGACCCAGAGCTTCTGCGGTGCTCCTGGTGGCTATACAAGCGCCAAGGGCAGACAACACCGGCTGGAGACTGGCGTGTGTGGCTGATCCTCGCTGGACGTGGATGGGGCAAGACCCGAACCGGTGCAGAGTTCATACGTGAACAAGTCGATTCGGGCACCGTCAGCCATATCGCTTTGGTTGGTCCAACAGCGGGCGATGTGCGTGACACGATGATCGAAGGCGAATCAGGTTTGCTGTCGATCTACCCAGCACATCAGCGACCACGGTACGAACCATCCAAGCGTCGAGTCACGTTTCATAATGGGGCAATGGCAACAGCGTTCTCAGCGGATGAACCTGACCGGTTGCGTGGACCGAACCACGATCTTGCTTGGGCTGACGAGTTGGCGGCGTGGCGATACCCGGAGGCGTGGGACATGCTGCAACTCGGTTTACGGATCGGGGCGCAACCTCGGACTGTTGTGACGACGACACCGAAGCCGATACCGCTGGTGAGACGTTTGATTGGCACTGAAGACGGAACTGTTCATATGACACGCGGTTCGACGTTCGACAATCGAGCCAACCTGGCGTCAGCGTTCCTTGACGAAGTGATCTCCAGGTATGAGGGAACGAGATTAGGTCGCCAAGAGTTGTACGCCGAAGTGCTTGATGATGTCGAAGGCGCGTTGTGGAGCCGTGATCTTCTTGAAGAACATCGGGTGACGCAACTGCCAAACATTGCGCGCCTGGTGGTGGCTGTTGATCCTGCGGCTGGTTCAAAAGAACACAACGCGGAGACAGGGATCGTTGTTGTTGGTCTTGGTGACGACGGCCACGGCTACGTCATTGACGATGTATCGCTGAGGGGAACGCCGAATGATTGGGGACGTGCTGCGGTTGCTGCGTATCATCGCCATGAAGCTGATCTGATTGTCGCTGAAAGTAATCAAGGTGGTGACATGGTTTCGCATACTTTGAGGACGGTTGATCCTGCGGTGCCGGTGAAGATGGTTCATGCTTCGAGGGGTAAGCGAACGAGAGCGGAACCGGTGTCGGCGTTGTATGAGCAGGGGCGCGTTCATCATCTTGGTTTTCATGGTGAGTTGGAGGATCAGTTGTGTTCGTGGGTTCCTGATCATGCGGTATCGCCGGATAGGTTGGATGCGTTGGTGTGGGGTGTGACTGAGGTTTTGGTGCGTGGTTTGAGGGAGGTGCCTGCGGTGGTGCCGGTGTCGATGACTGCACCTAGCCAGTGGCGGTTGTGAAAAGGTTTTGAACAAATCCCCTAAATTGGTGCACAAGGGGTAACCCTGGCGCTATAGTTAGGACATGGCAACAACCACCAACATCAACGAAATGCGAAAGGCAGCCGAGTTTGTCAACGGCAGGCATGATCACTACCTGCGAGTCAAGCTGGCAAGCGGTCGTACTGTTCTTCTTCGGGTAACGGGAGCAACCAAAATGCTCTCGGGCGAAGAAGTCACCATGCGCGACGGCGACATCGGCCTCGGGGTTTACGGCGTCGTACGCGACGGCGCAGAGCAGGTCAACCTCATCATGTGGGAAATGGTGGCCTGGGTGAAGGTTGTTGAGTTCGACTGGTACGAAGGCAAGCTCAATGAGGTGGCGGTCTGATGGCTGGCAAGATCTGGGTCGATAAGGAAGGCAACCGATACCGCAGGCACTTCGAGTCATCGGTGGCGATCAACAAGGCCAGCGGCACCAAAATCTTGGTCACAGAAAACGAAGATTCTGACGCTTACGAAGAAGGGCTGAAGTGGACGACCATGTGTCTTGACCACGCAACCCTTTGCCACTGGGAAACGCTGGGGCAGGCTCGTTCACACGCGGCGTGGCCTGACTGGTGTGGTCCTTGCCAGCACATCATCTGGCATGAAGATGCACCCATCGAAGAATGTTTGGCTGACAACTTCGATTGCGCTTACGACCACACGGATCTCAGCTTGACTCGCACCGACGTGAACGACGACGTTGAGATCGGCAAGCGGTACCGATTCGAACCAATCAACGAGTGTGGAGGCGGATGAACAGGTACGGAACCGAACCACCATCAGTGCACTTAACCAAAGGAGACATCAATGTGATGTCAGCTACCAAGGACCGGCCTGCGGGTCGGTCCTTACGCGTTGGGCTACACTGATTCCACACAACTGAACGGCTCCGCTGATCACGCATCGCGTCGAGCCGACAGGAGGAACTGATGACAGAACTCGTTGAAACTCTCAACCGAATAGCAAACCAAGCCGACTCGGCTGCCAATACCGCTCGCTACTCGCCCGTAGGAAGCACTCGTGTTTCATATTGTGAAGCGCTTGGGCGAGCCATCGAAGATTTGTTGGACGAAATACGAAACAAACTCTCATCTAAGGAGTGGTCTAAACCCAGCGAACCGTAGAGCGTCGCGCAACCATCGCCATGTTTTTCAATTTCTGAACACCAAGGACAAGGCGACACCATAAGCCGATGCTACCCTCGGGTAAGCAGCAGTGACCTTCGTGTCCGAACAACGGGAGAACCCGAATGTCGGACGACACTGATTTAGCCGCAAAGCTCAGAGCTATGGCTGATGACGTTGAAGGTGCTGCTGTGTCAGTTACGGATCGTGCTCAGGCAGCAGTAGACAAAGCGGGGCAAGCTGTTTCAAAGTTCAGGTCGTTATTGCAATCGGTCATGGACAACATCGCGTGGATCGCTGGTTTACCAGCGGTGCTTGGTGGTGGGTTTGGTTTCTTGAAATCAAACGCAGACGAATCAGCGTCAACGGACTGGCAGATCAACCAATTAACCGAACGCGTTGCCGAGTTGGAGTCACAGAACGATCTTCTTGGCGGCGGAACGAAAAACTGGTCCCTGAATCTGGGCGATGCCCCAGGCGGCAGTATGACCGCAGCGATGGTTTTCGTGTTCCTTGGCGTGCTCATTGTCGGAGCATTGTGGTGGCAACAAAAAAGGCGACGGTCTTAGGCCGTTTCATAGGCGCTGTAGCTGGCGCAGCGTTACTCGTGGCCGGTTGTAGCGGTAGTGAACCGACGCGCCCGCAAACAAGCACTGAGAGCGCCTCAGAGGTAACGGCTCAACCAATCACTGTTGACACAACGCCACCTGTTGAGAGTGGTGTCGAAGTTAGCCAGGTTGTGACGTTGGATTACAAGCCAGGCAGCGACGGGTTCGGTTTCTCGAACTACGGAGGAGGGAACGCACCGGCAGCACTTACCGTCAACCTGGCTCGACGTTTGTACGGTGACGATCAAGCGTGCGCTTCGATAAACGACGCTGGAGAGTGCACACCTCAACCAGTCATCCTTCAACTGATTGAGCAAGCGAACCGGGCGATGGCTGGTGGACTCTGTGAAGGGTTCGCCGTTCTGTCTCTGCGGTTATATCAGGAGGGTGCGACAGCGAACCTCCTTGGGCAAGAAGCGATCGTTGCTGCACTAGAGCAAGGCGACCCAAGAGTGGCTGCCGAATTGGCGTTCTGGTTCGTTACCCAGTTCGCTTCCGAAACTCAGGCAGCCGCAGCGTTCTACCGTGAACAATCCCCATCAGAGATTGTTGCGACGTTGGCTGACGATTTCGCTAACCCAGCAACAACCGCCGGATACACGTTGGGTCTGTACTCGGCGGAAGGCGGGCACGCTGTTACACCGTACGCGGTGGAAGCGGTGGAGGGTGGAAGCCGAATCTACATTTACGATTCGAACTGGCCGACCGAGGATCGCTGGATTGACGTTGTGGACAACGTGTGGAGCTATGCGCTGGCTGCGACGAACCCGACAGAGGCAGCGTCAGCGTGGACGGGTAGCACTGGCACGCTTGAACTCACACCGATGGCTTCGAGGCAACCACCGTTCGCTTGCGCGTTCTGTCCACGGGACGACGGCAAGAAATCTATGACGCTGCTCACGGCAGCAAGCTCGTCAGAGAGCCAAGTGTCGTTGCAAGTTGTCGATGACCAAGGGCGACGGCTCGGCGTGTTCGACGGGGAACTGGTCAACGAGATCCCTGGCGCGGTGTACCGGTACATCGCAACATCCAATACGTCTGATCCTGTGCTGATTCTGTTGCCCGCGTCTGTAGAGAACTACACGGCAGACGTACAAACTTTGGACAACAGTACCGACGGTGCTATCTCGCTGTTCGTTGCCCAGGACGGAGCGGCGGCACGTGTTGAAACCACGATCGCTGACATCACAGACGAAGCCGACGACGAACCGGTGTTGGCTGTTAGCGAGGACGCTGGCTACGAGATCAACGATCTGGATGAAGCGGCGGTCGATATTGCTGACCAAAACGTGTCGGTGAGCATCGAAATTGTTGATGATCAAGAATTGGCGTTCCAATTCGCTCCACCACCAGAGCCGGTAGAACCTCCTCAGAGCGACGCACCAGCAGAGCCGGGCGTTCCTACTACGGAAGCCCCTGCGTCTCCCGTAGCGCCTCAGATGGTCCTCTCAATCGCAACGGATGACGGTGAGCAGGTAGCAGAGATCGAAATCACCCAAACCGAGGAAGAAGTCCCCGAAGAAATCGTCATCGAAATCGGCGAGGAGGGCGAAGTTGAAATCGTTGTTGAAGAAATTGAGGCGCGTCCTGCGACGATTGTGGCTGAGCTACGAGAGTTGGTGGAGGAGCGGTTAGCTGAAGAACCCGACGAATCTGACGCGTGGTTTGTTGAACCCGAGGAAGGCGAAGAAGATCCGTTCATCCTCGACCTGGACGACGACTTCTGGGATGAAGAAACGTGGGAGGACGACTGGTACGACGAGGACGATGACTGGGTGTGGGTCGAATCGGAGGAGTTTGTGGAATGGGTCGAAGAAGACGAAGGCGGGTTCCTAGCTGAGTTACTTGATGACGAGTTCCTTGAAGAAATGGAACTGATCGTTGAGCGAACAGAAGAACTGATTGAAGAACTACCAGATCGTGTTGAAGGTGAATGGAGCGACGACGGTTGGGAAGTCGAAATTGTTGAAATAGACGACGAGCTACCACCTGGGCTTGACCCGATAGAGGATTTGCTCGAACTTGAAATTGAGTTCGAGATTGACGAAGAACCGTTTGACGAGTTGCCCGATATCACAATCCCTGAGTGGGAAATGCCGTGGGACGAAGAAGAAGAAATAGAGGAAGAACCGTGGCAAGAACCAGAGTTGATGTTGCCTGAATGGCAAACTGACGAAGATGATGACTGGCCTCCAGATGACGACTCGACTCCCGACGAAGTTGACGATTCGGACGATCCTTTGGCGGATGACAGCGAAGCGCCGGATGAAGAAATCCCAGAGCCGCCGGAACCACCCGACGAAGTGGATACCGATGAAGAAGTACCGGACGATGAACCCGAAGATGACGAACCTGGGTTAGACGAAGAACCCGAAGAAGAAATCCCAGAGCCAGAACCAGAGCCAGAGTTCATTCCTCAGCCTTCATGGGAAGGCGAATCAAACTCGACGTGGGAAGATCTCGGCCAAACATCCAGTACCGCAACAACTGAAGCCACCACGGTTCTTGTCACGAGCGAGTTGACGCACAACGACAACGACGGTCACTGGTATCAGCAAGTCACGACCGCAACGACAGTCACGGAAACAGCGGTGGTCAGTAATAGCTCTAGCACTCGACTCCGCACCGACGAATATTGGTGCTATGACGACGGCTACGGAAACGGTGGATGTGGTGGCGGCACCTCTTACGGTGAAACACAAGTCACGACAACTGTGGCTGATCCGTCCGTGGTGAGTGAAACCACGTCGGTTGTGACAACGATCCCGGCGTCATGCGACCAGGGTGGTTGGACCGGGTTCGGTGATTGGTGCATTGTCAACACAACGCAACGCTCGGACCGAGAAGTGGTTCAGTTCACTGTTCCAGATGACACCTCAGTGAGCGACGAAACGCGGCGCATCGTAATCAGGGCCGAAACGAATCTGACGTACGCAGCGTTCAACAGCAACAGCCAATTCGCTGACGCCTACGTGTACCTCTACGAAGATGATGACGCCGATGTTGGAGACCACACCGGCGACACCGACGAATACACCAGGGGCACGTTCATCGAATCAGACGACGACGGAGGCCGGGACTGCGGAACCGAAACCGGTGAAACATATGCGGACTGCACAAGCCCACCCAACGACGCAA